TCAAGTTATGAGTTTTTCTAATTGTTTAATCGTCTTTCTTGCATTCTTGTGAACAATACCTACACCTCCAGCTAATTCCCACTCTCTTATATTTTTTAAATGATCATCAATTAATATATTAGTCTCTGTTGCAAAGTCTTTCTTTTGTTTTCTTTGTACTATATTTACTTTAACAGGTGACGGTTTTAAATGTTTCTTTACCCATGCTTTCTTTCCCGCTACAACGGCTTTGTCATTTTTACATATAGAAGGACAAGCTGATAATATCTGGACATCATATTTACTTATATATTTCCAAAGTACTAATGCGTCTGACATAGGTTCGAGATTTAACCACCATTTCTTTGAAGTACCTGCATCGGATGATAGTACTTTATCTACGTCGCCTTGGTCAATCTTTGTTTTACCTAAATGTCTTGTAATACCACCTAAAAAATTAGCCAACACACCATCCATATCACAAAATATAGTCACCATAGTCATTTCTTCTTTAACAAATTCTTTAAAAGTTTTCACTGATGATTTCCTATTTTATACTCAAGTGTTGGTTCGATAGTCTCACCGTCCCATTTGTCTTTCTTTAGCAGAGAACCTACTAAATTAGTTAATCGTTGAATTTCAGTTTCCATATACGAAATTTTAGTATTTTTAGCTTCCAGTTGTGACTCAAGAATGGCCATTCTTGTCTGGAACTGACTTATTTCATCATACATATTATACTCCTAGATTATACCTATATTATACTAAAATGGTTAATAAAATACAAGGAACAACTTGTGTATCACCAATTACCTGACTCTCTAATATTGTGCATTGTGTCCTCAGTTGATTTACTTCTGAAAATTCGTGCATAATACTCTCCTATATGCCTGTTGGTATAATATGTATAATAGTAAGACATCAGCGTGTTATCCTGCGAATACATTTGGAGAACCTTGGGCGATTGATGTACAGCCTGCGATACTATCACCAATTCTACCAGCACCACGACCGTTAACGATCACCGTACTGGAGCCGGATGCGATTGGTGCAGTATGTGGACAACAACACGGCGGACAACCACATGGTTTGAGATGTACTGTGTTAATATCTCCTTGTCTTGACCAAGGAATACCATTGACCAATACATTAGAAGATCCCTGTGCTCGAGATGGTGTGGAACAATGTACTACATCTGCATCTCCGATTCTTGCAGCTGGTGGCATTATGTAATATCTCCGTTGGTTAATTTTGTTGCAATCTCTATAACAGTAGCACTACCAAATACTGAATCATACATGAATTTGTAATAAGGATCCTGTATATGTCCCGAAACCTGATAAGCCTGAATATACTGTTCTAATTTATCAACAGTTGCATTATAATAAGCCATATCCGTTGTAATGTGTGCAGTAAAAGCTGCAAGATGAGTAGCTTGTTGTGCAGAATGAGCTATGAATGGAGCAAAAAGAGGAGTGAGTTTAGATTCCACAATATCATCATTCCAAACTCGAGCATCACCAGTAGCACCACTAACATATGCTTTATCTACATTGGTTAATACAGATAGTGATTGATAAGTTCCAGCAGATAGTGGGTCTGTATTCATATGTGTTTGTGCAGCGGCAATCGTAGTATCTGCTGTGAATAATGTACCAAATAATCCTGTGAGATAGTTAGTGAATGTTATACCAAAACGATTCTCTATATCTGTTATTGCCATAGCCAATCCCATCAGTCCATTCAAATTGGGTTTAATTATACCAGATGGAGGAGAAGGATCTATACCAGACAATAATTCCATATGTAACTTAAAGTTGTCAACATCAGCTTGATTAATATAATTTTTTAAAGTAGTTAGATGTGTATTCAATGTAACGGCATGGTTATAATAATCATTTATCGCCTCATATACATCTGACATATTATGATGTGTATAACCACTTTGACCATCTGCTACTGCATCATGCCATCCTTGTGGTCGCCCAGCGTTAAATCCTCTATTGAGTATTGTCGTTTTTTCAGAAAGACTTGTAGATATTTCTCCTGCTAATGCAGTTTGAATAGTATCAATACGAGCCACCAATGTTGTGATACTAGTAGCTAATGGATTAACAAATGCAGTACCACCCGTTAATGCAGTAGCTAATTGTTTAACGTGTTCTTTTTCCGAGCCGAAACTATCTACTGGAAATGTTGGTTTTAATCCTGTTGTAAATGTAATAGGCATAATATTAGTTCAATGTAATAGTGCCTGCATCCATATCTATCAAAGGACCGGCAGTTAATTTTCTATTAGATGACACATTGGTAGTTTGTGCATCCTCATATATCTCTGTAACAGCTTTCTTAACATTCTCCGTCTTTGTTCCTTTACATACAATATTCCAATCACCGTCTATTTGTTGTTCCAAATTACCTTTAACATATAAATTAGCATTTGCATCAATAGTTATATTGCAATTTCCAATTATATGAATATTATCAGACTTAGCCTTTATAGTGTAATTATCACCAACGATTTTATGAACAGTCGTACCATCCGGATGAATTTCTTCAAATGTTCCTGATTTGTGATATATGTGAATTCTTTCCTTAGTAGATGTATCGTCCCATTCTTCAATATGTCCTGATTCTGATTGTCTTACATGATTTTTAGGATAGTTAGCCGCATATGGAACTTCTGGTTCTGTCCATGTTCCTCCATTAGCTATTGGAATATTCATTCCATTATTAGTTCGTGCATCTTTTTTAATCTGTATAACCGGATGCTCTTTTGTTGAATCTGCAACAGCCAATCTATTTGTATCTGGTTCATTTAATGTGTTTGGATATATACCATTGGGGTCATTAAAACCAAGTACAGGATTAGACTTATCTTCTGGTATTCCACCAAAAGTTCCTATAATTACAGGTTCTTGTGCATTTTTACCATCACGGAAAAAACCAAATACCCATGTTCCCTCTACTGGGCCCATAGGTGTAGTACCAATACCATTCATAGCTGCAGATGTTATTGGTTGACTTGGTGTTGCCCATGGTAAATCAGCAGTAGGAATTCCAACACCCTCTTGTTTATTATCAGTATGGTATCCTAAAATACGAACACGACAACGACCTAACTTCAATGGGTCTACTCTATCCTCTACGACACCCTGCCACCATACAAATTCACCGTACATTATTCTTTACTCCTATATGAGGGAACATCACCTAAAGCATCTTTTGTAACATCAGCGACCATTGTATATACTGGTTTACCACTATTCCATTCAATCATATGCCTCAATGCTGTAATTAAATAAGTTCCAGATAAATACTTATCAACTAAATCATCTGGATTTTTTACTTTACCCGGATTTTGTTCTAATACTTTTTCTGGTGATGGTACAGTTATATCAACCGTATGCCCTACTCGTAAATATGATTTACCAGAAAAAGTAATTCTTAATTTTATTTGATTTAAACCAAGTATCAATGTATTTCTTTTTAATTTCCATTCTTCAACTTTATTATCATATACATCATTATTATTTTTTGAATACATTTGATTATGTTTTGGATGAAACATAACTTTACTATCATAATATGATTGTATATTATCACCTTTATTCAAACCAACTTCTTGTGGAGCAAATGTAAAACGATCAGCGACATCATAATATGTCTCAGTCGAACTTATAGGCATATATTTATCTGTATGAGTAATATCAGATGCATAAGCTTGAGTTAAATTATATGTATGTTGTTGGATTTTCTTTTTTACAATATCATGTGTAATTAATTTAGAAGCATATAAACCATTTTCAATATTTCTTGTAGTATTAAATTGATTAATAATTTCTAAATTATCTAATTGTGTTTTACCTTTGACTAATTGTTCCATTTTTTGATTGGAACTAATAATAGGTGAAAATATAAATTTCTGTTTAACTTTTTGTGTTAATAAAGTTTCAATACTTTGAAAATAAGTAACACCATTAGATTCCCAAAACAAATAATTTGGTACATTATTGTTATTTATTGCCCTTTTTGCTAACCAATTAACAGCCTTAAATGGTTTCCAGTTAGGAATAACAATGTTCTCTAAGCCAGAAGTTTTTTCAATAATTAAATCTTGAACTTCATCAATATCCAAATAGTCATAATAAATATCATTAACAATTTGTGATATAGTTTTTCCTCGCCAAGAACGACTAACAGTAGTATTACTATTTACAATATCTTGCTCGGAAGTAAGATGAAGAAGGTATAATTGTTGTCGATCTTTAGCAAGATGTCTGTTAGCTATTGAAACGGTATACATTGGACCGGGAGCTATACCAACACCTTCACCATCAACAGATTTACTATGTGCAATAAAATTAAGATATTCCTCACCGAGTATGGGTGCTTTTTGTGGAAGATTAATAGAATCATTAAGAAGTATATCCATAGTAACACTATCACCAAACAAATCTTCATATATATTTATACTAACAAAAAGTTTTTGAAGATCAAAAGTTCCTGTCGGTGTTACTAATTCTAAAAATTCAAATCTTACGTCAGCTGCGCGTTCTTGTGTTTTAGCCATATTATTTTAACAATTCTTTAAGTTCTTTAACTACATCACCAACATATTCTGGTCGAATGAGAGTTAAATTTCGTTTTGCATCATTTAATGTTTCTTCATGCACAAAATTAGTAATAGCAGTTGCACCAGATGCTGTTGAATCAACTTGGTATTTATCTGCATCTTCGTAGTGATGGGTGTTATTAATATTGGCCGCACCATATTTCTTATCAACAAATTTCTTTAATACAAAATAAGTTAATGGCCAATCATAATATGGATTAGTTGCTTGTTGTGCATATAAAACAACCCAATGTAATTCCGTATCACCATAATACTTATATGCAATATATTCTGGTGTTTCACCATCTATTATTTGATGTTGGGCAAAAAAGGCTTGATTTTTTATAAAATTTACTTTTAAACGAACGCGTTGAAGTAAATTTGTTATAACATCCACATTCTCATTGTTTTTAACACCACGAACATCATAATTAATTTTATTGAAATATTTAAAGTATGCCATACTAATATCCTTGTTTTATTTCACGTTGAGTAATTTTCACGGTTTCTGTGAAAGCTAAACTAAGATTATATGAAACTGGTCTACCATCTCTTAATGCTACATAAAATCCTTCTGGTGAATAATTAGTAGAAACATTCGTACATACGCAATTATATAGTTTTGGTAAGAATTTATGATCTACAAATTCATTATTTACATTCATTTTAAAATCTATACTAAATTCATTTGGAAATGTATAAAGTCCATCACCAAGCCATCCACCAACAAAATTTGGTCTGGAATGAAATCTAAACATTTTAATAATATTATCTATTTCTTTTCCTTCTGCTTCACTAGCAGGAGCAAATGCAAATTCAAAAGTAAAACTTCTAAATCCTATTCCATTAAATAATTGCTCTTCATAAGGATTTTCTGTAAATCTTCCTGCAGCTCTTAATCCATTACCAACACCTTCAAACATTGAAGCTATACCAAGAGCCCCAATAGCACCTGCTGCTAATGCACCACCACCTACAGCAACTGCTTTGGCAAGACCAGTAATCGTGCCACCAGAAAAGTTTTTAACAATATCAACAGCAGAACCTTGACCTCTTAATCCTTGTTTTATCATATTGCCTAATCCATTAAGTTCTGCTGCTCCCCATGATGCACCTTCTTCATACTGTACAGAACTAGGCATATATAAAAAACAATGTTCAAGATTTTTAGGTTTTTGTTGCATTGCTTTCATTTGTGTTGTTACTACTTTACCCACTTTTTTCAGTCCTTTTTTTGCACCTTCTGCCATTATTCTTGCACCTTCCCACCAAACATCACCAACAGTACGGTTACCATCTTCTGCTTGAGTAGTTGCATAATCTGCGTCTCGATTCTCTCTTGCTGTATTGTCAGGATGAACATACGAACCTGAAGAACCTGTTTTTAACATCCCATTTTTATGTATCATTTCTTGTCTATGTTGGTCTGCTTCTGCTTCTGCTATAGCCTTAGAATTATCTGCCTCTGCTTGTAAAGAAATACCACCTTGCTTGACAGCAGTAAAATGAATACATTCTTGAAGTATGGGTGTTACATTATCACTATTAAAGTTATCTAGGTGTATCGGATACCTATGCGTTGGTAAAGTCTGACCTTCCTTATCGGCGACATCCCCTCTTTGTTCTTCGTATATTTCTGTGATTGATTGATTTGGCATTTCCTACTCCTATTATAAATACTGGAACTATACTATATTTATAAAAGTTTTATGAAAAAATATCCAAGAGTCGGTCGTTACATAGTTCAAAATAAAGAAAAATATGTGGCAAATCTTCAAGAATGTCAATACCGTTCAACATGGGAATTGAAGTATATGAAGTATCTGGACACTCACCCCAACGTAATTGAATGGGGTTCTGAAAATGTCATTATTCCATATTATAGTCCAGTAGAGAAGAAAACCAGACGATATTTCGTTGATTTTTATGCTAAAGTAAAATCTAAGACAGGAGAATATAGAAAATATATCATTGAAGTCAAACCAGCAGACCAATGTAAACCCCCCAAGAAACCAAAGAAACAGACTCCGGGATATATCAAGAAACTCAAAGCTTATATAATGAATCAGGCAAAATGGAAGGCTGCTCGTAAATGGGCTGAGAAACGAGGATATGAATTTGTGATTATAACCGAAAAAGAGCTCGGAATCAAGACTAAAAAATCCAAGAAAGTGTTATAAATATATACATGGCAACATTAAGACAAATAAAAGGAAAAGAAGTAACACGATTAATTCCCGGTAAAATGTATATTTATAGATACATGGCTAGTAGCGACACAAAATATTATAATAAGTTTCCATTAATATTTATGCTAAGAAAACGAAAAGGTTTATATGAAGGTATTGATTTTCATTATCTAGCCCCTAAAGAAAGAATCAAGTTATTTGAA